TTGCTTAAACGTTTTCATCTGGTTTTTGTTGTTTTAAAAGTTTAGCTAGTTCTGCTGTGGATCCAACAAAAAGTGCATTATTTACTGTAGTAGGACCTTTTGGTTTTTCTTCTTCTATATCTTTCAGTTTTTTCTGAAGATCCATAAGTTTGTCAGTTGCATCTGCTACATTTTTAATTAATTGTCCAGCAACTTCATATGCTCTTGGCATTTCACTTTCTTGTGCTAACTCAAGAATACCATTGATTGCTTCTTGACCTTTTTCAATCAAAGAATAAAGATTTCCTCTTGTGTATTCATAATCTTTTTTAATATCTTCAACAGTAGAAGCAACTTGATCTATTTTTTCAATAGAAGTGTCTGAATTTGAGGAAACAATCTCTCCAGAAACATTAAAAGTATTATTCAGATCATCAAATTTCTTTGTCATTTTCATGTCACACTTCCACTAAATCCAAAGTCGTCACCATCTTGCACTAGTGCATTGTCTGCAGTTGTAATTGATTTAATTTCTGCGCCTGTTAAATGAGATGTTATAGTTGTACCATCTCTTCCTCTCTCTACGGTCAATACATTACCTGATTTTAATTTTACATAAACTTCTTCGCCTTCTATATCCAAATAGGTTTTTTCTGATATGGAAGAAGCGTTATTTACTGTAATTAGTGTATCAGTTGTTGATATATCCTCGGATAAATTGGTGAGAACTATACCAGTATAATTTTTAATTGCTCTTGGTTGTGAAGAGAAAACAACTTCTCTGGTTGTATTATCTCTACTATCTCCAGTAATATAACTGATAGAAGCTTTTTTGATGATATCTTTTGTAGCAGAAGAAACAGGACCAAATAGATATGTTTTTGCAGTAAATCTTAAGGTATAGAGAAGAACCCTTCTTGTCGTGAAATTATTTTCATAATCATCCTGCATCGTAATATTTTCTAAGACGATTGGAATATCTCTTTTTTCATTAATTGTATCAACTAATTCTACTGTTAAATTATAAGAAGGTTGAAAATATGGTAAAATTTGTTCTATAATTTGAAGAGCATCATCATTTAATTTTGACATGATGCTGAGTTCAAATTGCATATTGTATGGAACAGGCATAAATGCTTTTTTTGTTTCTGTTCCGTTTGTGGGATCTTTTGTGGTGAAAGTTTGAGTTGTAGATACTTTTCTTGCTGAATCATAAACTAACCCAGTAAACTCAAACGACATTCTGGGTAGAGTAATTGCTGTTGATTTGTTTAGGTCAGGAGATTGTTCTAAACGAGCAAGAAACTTTTGGGTAGGACCATATGCAAGAGGTACTTTTAAAATACTTGTAACTTGATTCGAACTATTTGTGTGTTTTATTGATATGTTATTAAATAACGTACCAAAAGCAATAACAGTTCTTCTTAGGATTTCGTGATAAAAATATTCAAACATTTGTTCTACCCAACTTATGATTAGTTAATCCTTATTATTTTATATTTAGGGATTTCCGAAAGGATTATATTCGCTAAAATCTATAATGTTATCAGCTTCAGTTTCAATATTCGTATTATCTGCATACCCATCATCATTTATATCACTGTTGATACTTCTTATTTGGTAAGATGCACTTGATGCTGCTCCAACAATTGTTTCTCCGGCAATGAAAGAACCATTGACATTTGAAATTTTAAGTTGATTTGTGGTAGAATTCCACTCTCTTACTTTAGCCGTTGTTCCACTTGTGCTACCAGTTATAGTTTCATTGAATGCAAATGTTCCTATTCCAGAACTGTATGGAGAAGAAATTACCACTGTTGGCGCAACACTATATCCAAGACCTGCATTTGTAATTCTTATTGCAGTTATAGTTCCAGCTGCACTAACTATTGCGGTCGCAGCAGCAGCAACTGTAGCAACACCTGTTTGGAAGATTTGATTTGTAAATGTTACTGATGGTGATGTTGAATATCCAGATCCACCAGAGGTTAAATTTATAACTCCAATTATTCCACTTCCTATCGTCGCCGTTGCTGCTGCTCCACTTCCTCCACCACCAATAAAACGAACTCCTGGAGCAACTGTATATCCGGATCCTGCATTAACAATTTGAACTGACTGGACAGACTTTGCCAATGGATTGACGTTATCATTACATGCAACAATTCCACCAATCATTACAGCTGTCGCTATTCCAGTAACTCCACCAACTGGAGCAGAAGAAATAGCAACTCTTGGTGTGGATGTATACCCACCACCTCTATTATTGACTGTTATAAGTCTTATTCCACCATTTACGGTTACTGCTGTAGCCGTTGCAGTTGTTCCAGTGCCAATCAATGTTAAAGTTTGAGTTCTTCCAACTAAAATATCTCCGCCATCAGCACCATCTATTGGATCTAAAGTATCATCAATTTCATCAACACCGGTGTCAATAATTTCGTCTTCATATCTAAACAGTTCACACCTCAACTCATAAACATAATTTTTTTGAAGTTGGTAAAAAGGTTTCTCGTGCTCTACAAACTTAACTTCAAATAACCTATCACCTAAAGGAAAATAAACTAAGTCTCCTTCTTTAGGTCTAGTAGATAGTTTTATATTTGCCTTATCCTTGATAAGGGGAGAAATGTATTCTTCAAACCTTTCTTTGGAAACTATTAATGATATTTCTTGAGTTGATTGAATACCAAACTTTGATAAAATAGTGGTATTATCATTGTACCCATCAAAATTTTGTACATATGCCTCTATGGGATATGCATCATCAAATTTTGACTCGATTACTTCCCTTAAAATTGTTTTTTCAGTTATATATTTTCTTGGTAGGTAATATACTTCAACACCATACATCCTCAACTGTTCGTTGATTAAATCTTGTATTAATCCTTGCTCTGTTTTTGAACCTTGTTGGAAGAATGGATTTAACATAAAAATTATCCAATCATATCTAATGGTGGAAGTTCATAAGTATTAGACATTTTATCCATGAGAGAATCTATTTCTCTTTGAGCATCATCGTAAATTTGTCTGCCGTTTAATTCTACACCACCAGGAAGTTTTACTCCTTGGAATTTAATCAAGTTTTGTCCCCATTGTTTTTTAATTAGAGAAGTTAGATATATTTTTAAAAATGAATCATTCCAAACTCTTGTATAATCATTTGGGTCTAACGTTCTATAACAATCAATGATAATATAATCACCAACTGCTACACTTCCCCAATCAATATCAAGGTATAATCTATCCTGTCTTTTATTAAATCTAATTTGCTTTTGTGTTGTCAATAAAAAGTCTATATCTTCAAGATAAGTCTTTGTCATTGCATAGGTTAAAATTTCTGTGGATCCCCAGTAATAGATGTCATTTAGGAATAATTGGTACTTAACACTAAACATATTATTTGTTGTAGTGTTTGTGCCATCAAAGTGATATATTTTTGTTATACCAATTACTGATGGGGGTATTTGCAAAAAGTTACTATTTTCTTTGTAGGTAAAAGTAGTTGCCGTACCAACAATATTAGCGGTTGCTGAAGTTGTTGCTACACCAGCTGTTGGAGATTCACCGGATGGTGCTCTTCCTCTGTTTATATCATCTTGAGTTATTTGATATTTTAAAAATACCTGACCAACTCCATCAAAGTGTCTTTCTTGGAAAAATTGTATTGCATCATCAACTAGGTCATCAACCTGCTCATCAGCAACGTTGATTTCCAATACCGGCGCTCCAAGTTTTCTTTTACAATAATCTACTAATTCTTGTCTAGATGCTGGTTGCGCCATTTTCTATTACCTCTTAAAATATTTATGGTTTGCTTAACATCGAGGATAAAACTTCTTGTTGCTTCATATACAATTTCATGTAAGATTTTGAGATATTTCTTAGAGAATCAATATCATCTATGGAGTCTATCTCCATACAAGCTTTTACATATTCAAAATTTTTTGAAAGATTTTCCAATTCTATGTCATTTGGATTCATTTACTAAACTCCTAAGTAAAAATTTAATCTCATTTAAATCATCTTTTATATTAGCAACATCACTCTCTAAATTTTGTATTTTTTGTTGCTCTTCATTTTTTATTTTTTTTCTCGAAACATACTCTTGATATTCAGACATGTTTGTGTTAATTATTGAATTGGTTTGGGGGTCACGAATTAAACTATCATGACCCTTTACTTTTATATAATCCATATCAAGCTAAAGCAATAACTCTCAAGTCTTTAATTCTTGGAACATAGATTTGATTTGTGGAAGTCGCTACAAGTTTAATTCGATAAGTTCTAAATGGTGGTAAATTATCTGCAGTAAATGAATACTCTTTAAAATCTAAGAGTTTGGAGTCAAATTCCAGAGAAGATGATGGAGTAACATATCTATCTGGTCTTCCGTCACTATTTTCTTGTGAGATAATTTGAGATCTAAAGTCTAGATTTGCATATCCTGGGAATGGTGCAAATATTGGTTCAAATCCAGGATTTTCACTAATTGCATAAAATCCTCTTAGATCACAATAAGAATTAACATACGCATTTAAAATAATTTTTATCGAGGTTGCTGGTGTTTCTAAACTTATTTCTTTTGAAACATACTGGAATGCAGATGGATCATTAAATATAGAATTTGGTCTTTCATCCGTAGCATAATCCGAGATTACACTATTAATTCTATTGGAAGTTAAAATTGTACTAACTCTTTGTGTATCAATAACTGGAGATAAGTACGTATTTGTGGTGTCCAATCTCAATCTCAAATTCATGGACTTATTACCTGGAATATCCTGGAGATTTGGATTATTTGTTTCATTAATTTTGGAACAAATCATTCTAGGTGATGAAAGATAATTTGGTTTGTTTATAGAAATCGTTTCAAAACCATTATCCACGAAAGCAATCTCTGTACCACTAATGCTTCTTCCAGTTACAGTTCTAATTTCAGAACTTAATGATGTGCCCTGAACCGTTAGATTTTGTACAACAGGAGTAATAATTTCAAATGGAATGTTTTGAGATGCTTTTATGGAATATCCTCCACCAGATTTAGTTTGATTTTGGTATAGTTTTTGATATCCAGTTCCGGTTGATCTATCAACTCCGTCTGAGGACATATCTAATTTAATATGATAATAATCAAAATCAACTGGATTCTCTATTGTAACATTGTCCAAATTATGAGTTTTGTTTATTCTTCTTAAAGAAACACCATTATTTTCATACTTATAAACTTGAGATCCTACTGGATAAGTTAATGGATTTTCACCTCTGTTTATATTGCCACCGATTACATTTCCAGAAACAGAAGTGTACTCGATAATTTCATTTCCAATCTTCAAATATCCAGGATTTGTAGTTCCTACGCCAACACCCTCAAAGATTGCAAATTCAGATGCATTATCGACTGATATTGAACCAGTAGAATCGGATGAATATGTAGCAGTTAATTTTGTTGGTTTGGTATCTGATTCGACCTCAGATATTACTACAAAGTTATTATCAGCATACATTCCATGATTTTTGTGATTTACTTTTATATGAAGACCATCACTTTCTGTGATTACCTCATTAATGTAAACACCTCCACCTAAAGCAGCATTAAGATCAGTTGTTATACCAGAGTTATTTGTATATCTAATTGTATTTGCAGAACCAACTGCAAAATCGCCTTGAACATTGTCAATTATGAGTTGATTTGTATTTGCAATAGAAACAATGGTAAATTTAGCGTCTCTACCAACTGTAATTGAACCCAAAGTAGTAATACCAACGGTATCGCCAACTTTATAACCATTTCCACCATTAACAACTGTTGCTGCAATTGCAACACCGTTACTGACTGTGATGTTAGCTAAAGCTCCAGCACCATTTCCTGTGATTCTAGAAAGAACAACATTGTTGTAAGTTAATGACCCAGACGATGGAGTATATCCAATTCCAGAATTAGTTATTGATAGAGTTCCAGTTGCAATACCAGCACTACCAACATAATTTCCTGTTGCACCAGTTCCAACTTGAATAATTGTATTACCTAAAGTTAAATTAGCATCATTAATTGTTGATGCGAGACTTACTCTAACTCTCTTTGAATTGAAATTGAGGGAATTTGGTAAGAGTTTTGCAACTTGACCATTTCCTTCAGATAGTTGAGGACTATAAAACTCAACTGTTCCATTTTCAATAAAATCAGCTCTGTATAGAGTAAACTTTAGATCCTCCCACTGACTTGCTTCCCAAGTAGAAGCATTTTGAGATTTAAAGAGTGAACCTAAGTATGGTTGATTGGAAATAAATGTCTGGGACAACAGATCATTTTCACCTATTCTTGAAATATAAACACTATATTTTGTTGAGTTTGATGCTAAACATATACAATATTCTTTTCCGCCTTCCAAATAAATTGGAGATTTGAATTGAACATTTGTAGCCACACTTCCATCACCGGAAATATTAACCTCACCTGGTTCTAGAACAATTTCAGAGAAAGGAATTACATTTTGTGTTGGGAATCCTCCCTGCATCGTTCTCAATTGGAAAGTAACAGGAATATCGGCATCATCTTTTGATCTAAAGAATACATCACAACTTGTTAAGAATACACCTGTTTCATTATCGACCAAGAAAGATTGTGCTAGAGGATCATACCATCCAATAATTCCCTGCCTTTGAGTTTGTGCGATAACTCTACTGTTAACAAGTTGACTACCAGTTGTTCTAGCAACCGCTCTTTCTTCAAATACCTGTTTATTCTCAATTCTAGCATTTCTAACTGAAATAATATTTTCCTGAACCGTTTCAAGAGTTCCACTTGAGGTAAATGCTTCTTCAGCTACTGTTGTTGCTAAGTTTTGATCATTGGTATTGTCATTTACGAGAGTGAAAGTTTTTGTTCCTGCTTCAAATCTTGGATGTATGTTTAGATTTGGATTTGGAATATAGTAACTTCCAATTAGTGTTGCTGACAAGTCGGAAACCAGTCTGACATTACTAATTGTTGCTTGAGCTTGACTTGTTTTCCCAACAAGAATCATACCAGGCTCTACCCATCCACTAAATTCTCCTTGAGGTGCATTTGAGAGTGAGAACGTGTCAACATTCAGTATTGTTGATGTTGAAGAGTAAGATTCTGGTAAAATTTGAGAATTATATGGATTTTGTGGATATGTAGAACTTGGTATATTATATGGTCCTTCTTTATGATTAGTTTGTGCAACTCTAAACGTTATTTTCGCAGAAACATCTTCAGTTCCTTGACCAAGCCCTGTTGCTTGAACATATCCTGTCACAGTTTCACCAACTTGGAAAACTCCAGACAACATGGAGATTTCTAGTAATTTTGGAACACAATACTTGGTTACATCAACTCCATCGAAGAACGCATAGAGTTGTGTAAGTGGTTTTACTTTCTTAGAGACAAATTGAACATTTCTAGATCTCATGTAAGGAACTAAGTCCCTACGAACAACTCTATCACCGACAGAAGTTCTATCAAATTGTTCAGTAACTACGGTTCTTACACCATTTCTAGTTTCAATTCCAGTATCTCTAACTTCTCTAAAGGTATCTTCAAAAGTAGTATCTGTTACTGTTCCCCACCAAGCACGTCCACCCCAACCGGTTGCGTCACCAAATTGAGTTCTTGTTCTAGTTGTTTCAATAACATCTTGTCCTGTCCAATTAGTGACCCAAGCATTCCAAACAGTTGGTGCAAAACCAGTTTGTGGATCAACATTTAATGTTCTCGATGCATTTGCAATTGTTTCTGCATAATTGCCCTCAGCATTAATAATTTTTGCTTCAAGTCTTGTAGTATCAATCCAGGTATCAGTTGCTGGAGTTAATTCAACAGTTCCTTGCCAGAAACTGATTAAAAATGGAGTAACACTTTCTGCGCGAGTTGCAAACGATTGTTTTAACCACTCAACTTCTGCATAATCAAGAGTTAAAATATCTCCAGTTTTTCTTACATTAATTCCTTCAATTGGTTCAAATGCAAGATCTGCATTTGGATCTAATCCAACAACTGGACCCTCTATTAAATCAATAGAAGTGGTATAGTGGCTTGGTCTTAGTTCTTTATTTTGAGCATCGACACTATTTTTTATCGAAATTCTATTTTCTTGTGGTAGGAAAGATGAGAAATTATCAACAAAAAATCCAGATTTAAATCTATTCAATCCATCTGAGTCTGGAATAAAGAGATTGGATGTATTTGTCTCTAATAATGATAAAGTTGTGTAATATTCTAAGTTTTTAATTCTATTTTCAAGTTGTTTAATATCAACCATTCTATATCTCTTATGCTCTAAGAATTCAATAGAAGCTTGTCCAGGTGAGTATAGATATGGTGGTAAATTTATTGTGGCAATTTCCAGTGAATCATCAACTGAAACTGGTTTTTCTGGTTTTTCTGCTGGAGTGCCATATTTTACTTGAAGCTTACCATCTTTTCCTAGATAAATTCTGTCTATTCTTCCGAGATAGAAAGAGAAAGTTGTTAAGATAGTTTCATCTGATGCTAAAACATTTATTGAAGAATTTCCGGTTGAATTAAAAGTTCTTCCATAGAATTCTAGTGGAGAACGACTATTTTCAGAAACTGTATAATCAGAAACTCTTGGTCTAATATCTAGAATATCGGTAACTCTAGTATTATCAATAGTTGGTATTTCTAATGAATAATCAAAAGTATTATATGAACTCGCTGTTGTGATATCTCCATCATCAGTGGAGTCATAATATCCACTACTAAAGTATACCTTTAACTTTTTAGTTGGCTCTACGCTAGAAGACTTTCTTATCAAATAACCAGGACCATAGTTTGTTCCATTTTGACCATTATTAAATGTATATTCAAAAGATATATCAAAACTTTGTGTGTCTAAGGTAACTGACTGTGCTTGAATTGAACTTTCTCTGAAAGAAATAACTTCACCTTCATTGAAAGTATTTTGATTCTTATAAATGAAAGAAATTTGTGAAGCAGTTAGTTTTTCGGCAACAATTGCTATGGCTCCACTGGTCTGTCCGACCATCTCTTCTCCGATAATCAATTCAGATGTTGTTGATGATTGGCTTGTAATAGATGCAAGTACAACTTTTGGTGGAGATGGATCAGTTGTGTCTGCAGACTGATATATTCCATGAATTTCAATAATGTCTGGAGTGTTCAATGAGATAATTTCATCCTGAACTCTTGTTCCATATGGATAATTTCCATATGTTAATCCATCATTTAAGGTTGTGGCTCCAATTCCAGATCCATCATATTTTGAATTACTTATCAGCAGAGATTTTACTCTATTTTTTCTCTTTACTTTTGATTTTGGATTTATTTTTTCTAGTGTTGCTGTTAAAGTTGCTCCTGTATCATTAGAACCAAGATTATAAATTTGTAATTGCGTTCCTCCAGCAATAAAAGCAAACATGTCAGACGTTAATGTCTCAACAGTCCCATCAGATCTAACGAGAGAATATCTTTCGACATCAAAAGCAGAGAACGTCTCATTTGTTCCCGCTGTTACGTTTGCTGATAGTTGATTTCCAGATATATTTACTGTAAAAGTTTTTCTAATTTTTAAAATAGAACTTGAGATATCAACACTAGAAATATTGGTTTTTGGTAGTTTTGTGTATAAAGTATTGTCTAATGATGATTCTAAGTTGGTTCTAATTACTTTTAAATCAGTAACTTCTAGAGAAGATGATGATGGTAAACGTGAAGAAGTTATTCCAGAAACAGTTTGGATATTAGTAACTTCTATAGCAGTAGTTCCAACACTAACAATTCTTGCAAAAACTGGGTCAGGAAGAGTTGTATCTGTATAAGAAATTAGGTTATTTTTGAATAGTCGATTAACACCTGGGAATAAAGGATTTGCTGATCTTATTGTACTAGTTAATAGTGGATTTGATATTACAACTTCATCTCCACTAACAAGTCTAGAAATTCTTGAGAAGGTTACAGCAGTTCCAGTTATCATGGATGAAACATTATTAAAAGTAACCGCTACACCTGCTGAGATTGTAGATGCTGCAGTATCTGCTGCTCCGATATTTACAAAAGTATCGCCAACGGAAACGATAGCAACATTTTTAAGGATAGTTCCTACAGACATAGAACTGACCCCAGCAACAACTCCGGTTACAATTCCCACAAAAATTGAAGTGGATCCAACTCCAACTAAAGAACTGACCGTTGTTCTCAGAGGCGAATTTAAGGTTGACCCAGATGAAACTACAACAAAAGTGTTTCCAACGGCAACAATAGGAGCTGCTGTTAGACCAGTTCCAACAGTAATGCTGCTTCCTATGGTAACACCTGATGGAATACTGGTCACATAAATTGTAGTTGATCCAAATCCAACTGTTGTTGAGATTCCTGAACTTAATGTTGTAGTTACTCCGATAGAATCAACGTTTGCTGAATTAATTACAATATAAGTGCTAGCAACAGACACCACAGGAGCATTAGTTACTCCTATTCCATTTATTTCGCCCGCAGTAATGGAATTACCTATAGAGATTGAAACGTTGTCAATTCCATTTGGACTATACTGAAGTGAATCTAAGTAAATAACTGTAGAACCAACTCCAACTGTATGTGTTATTGTTGTTCTAAACAACTCTTCATTTTGGAAATTAGTTTGAACTCCGACTGTTGCAATACCTATAACACCAGTCGATGTTTGAATTACATCAGCGTTGAAAGTATTTGCTGCTCCAACTTTTCCATAAACTGATTTTACATCTGATATTCCATAAGCGGTAACTGCTACGCCAATTAGACCAGATTCAATACCATTAAATGAAAGAGATTCATTCGGAATAAATTTTCCTTTGACATCATATAATGTTACTGATTTACTTGAAGAAGTACTATCTTTTAAAAATCCAGATGCCCCACTATTGTTTCCCTTTACGTATGTTGGGACAGTAAGACTTGTTTCATAATTTAGATGTATTTTTGTAAATGGTTGTATGTCAAAAAGAGATACATGCCATTCATTTAAATTTTTATTTGAAGAATTGTACGAACCCGATTCTAACTTAAAGTCATAAACTCTAGCTAATCCAACTTCAGAACCAGCAGCCGTAGTGCTTGAAGAACCAACTCTTTGATCTCTTAAACTTAAAACGAAAGTATTTCCTAATCCTACCTGTGGTGCTCCATAAACTTTATTAAGTCTTAGTGTTGGACCTGTGTTATAAACTAATGATTGATTTTCTAATATTTTTGTAGTCCTTGGTTTATCAACATCCAGAAATGTCGTTGAAATTAAATCGACTTCGTACCCTCTAACGAAAGCTTTACCTGGAGAAATTTGATAAAGTGCTAGATTATCATCAGGAGTTGCTCCTCCATAAGTAAACTGTCCTTGGTTGAAAACTCCACGATTCCCTCTGTTATTGTTCAAAGAATCTTTAACTGAAATATCAAATGGAGAAACAACATAATCTCCAGATTCTGCATAAGTTCTTCTTGCTAACTCATCTGTGATGATACTATAACTTGTTGTATTTTGTTTTGTGCGAATTTCTCCATCTACAACAGTTGCAAGTTCGATAAAATTATTATCATCAAAGTCTGTTAGAGACTTTTTAAATAAAAATGTGGATATTTTTAATCTATCTGCACCAGGAGCTGCGTAATTATTTTCTCCTTGAGAATTATCTGTTAATGCTTCATCAATATCTGAAGTGACTATCTCTTCATTAATAAAAAGTCCAATTCTGTAATTTGGTCTGTTTGAATATTTATCTAATATTAATGTTTCTGTATTTACATTAACAAAATTTCCTCTAATAAAGTAAACACCTTCAGAAATATTAAAAGAAGAACCAACAGCAGCTGCGTTATTTGCTAAAGTTATTGCAAATGGTTCCCCTGATTGAATAGTTGTATTTCCTAAAAGTCCTGATGTAATAACAATGTTTGATGTTAAAAGTTCTCCATCAGAAAATTGTTGAGTGGAATTATTTTGAGTACTAGAATTTAAATAATTGATGTATAAAGTTAGATTCCCCCTCTCAGAATCTTGGGGCAAAAGAACTTTATCTACTACAGCAGTTACTCCAGAAGTTCTGCCGATTATTTTTGAACCGACTAGTTGTTCAGCGTATGCTGCTACGGGAACACCCAAATAGTCATTTTGGAGTTGTATTGCATAATAAATTGCATTATATCCGGTATTTCCCGGAATAACTTTTGCACCTTCTTTAAAAAAGTGTTGTCCAAATTTTTCAATTTGGTTCTGTAAAATAGACTGTAAAGTCGTTAATTCTCTTGCTTGAACAGGATATCCTGGCTTAAAAAGAACTCGATGGTAATCATTATTTGGATTAAAGTCATCGAAATACGGTGCTACATTGAGATTTGTTTGCTGGGCCATAATTCTTTAGAACTGCAAAATGACTTTAATATCTTCTTTTTGGTTTGATGACCTTGTAATTGCGGGTCTATTGTCAACGTAGATGATGTTTCCCGAATGTCTTTTTACTTCTGGACTTGAAATTCCATTAGAAAAAGTCTGACCAAGGTAGTATGTCCTATTATTTATTATGGTAGATATACCACTAAAGCTACTGTCAATACTTAGATTTCCTATAGAACCTCCAGAAATAGTCAATGCTCCACCTGTGCCTGGAGATGATGTAAATTCTGTTAAATCAAATCCATAACTTGGATTTGTTTGTGCAGTTCCAACGGTATTAAATCCAACAAGAGTTCTATCCTGCCAATATTTTAAAACTCCAGTTGTTTGATTATAACTTATAACTCTACCGACTGCAGTTGTTCCAGTTGAAACGGTTTGAGTAACAAAAGAATCTGCAGTAAATGTAGCTGAACTATATCCAGTACCAGTGAGACGAAGAGCATTTACTGCACTAGCTCTATCTGAAGTTAAAAGAGTACCGGTAGTTACTTCTGGATTTTCTATAACTCCAACTCTTGCTATTTGGTTTCCTGTAATAAAATCTGGATTCTCATTATTATTTTCTATTCTAGAATAGAGTAAAACATTATATGCACCAAGTTCTCTATAAACATCATGTCCATGTCCTCCTTTTGGTGACATAATCACGTCAAATGTTGGTCTTGTAGTTCCTGTTGGAATATTTCCTCCAACTAAGTCAACATTTGCGTAAGTGTATTCAGAACCTTGATTTGAAACCGTTACTGTTTCTACTTCTTGATCATTATTGATAACGATAGTGCATTCCGCACCACTTCCATCTCCTTTGATAGGAACTCTAGTGTATGTTGTGTTTGCTGTTCCTATTCCAACTCCTCTATTTGTAATTGTTATAATTTTTATTGAACCATCAATAGCATTTTCTCTTATTGCAGAGTTGTCTATTGAATTACTCCAGTTTGAGGGAACTGGAATAAAATCAGTTGACTCAAATTTTACGATGTCTGCTGGTTTAATTGTATAAAGGTATTTCCAAATATAACCATCTCCACTTGATCCAGCTGCTCTTGGTTCTAAATCAGTGAAAAGGGGCTCATCTAAAGAAGGTTTTCCGTTAGGTGTTTCTGGAGTTGTGCCATTTTGTAGGCAAATATAAACTCTATACTCACTATTCATTACAAAGTAAAAAGCAGAATATAAGTTTGTTGCTCCAGAAACTTTAGCTATATTTGTTCTACTATAATCATGACGATACATATCATATGTTGTTCCAGAAGTCCAAATTCTCTTTGGAACAACTTGACGAACATCTGAAGAATTAATTTTCTTCAGAGCAATCATGGTGTCCCAATAACTATTCTCTTCATCAAAATTATCTTTTGGAGCAGGTGGGTTTTCATCCCAATCAGTTTGATATTCAGTTGGATTTGGTAATCCAATAAAAGAATAATAAGAGTTTGCCGAGGAACTTACACCAGACACAAAATTCTTAGCGTTTAATATTCTAATCTGATCAGTTATAATTGCAGCCATTTGACGGTATTTTTTTAGTTATTTATTAAGCATTTTAGATGGTGTTTGGATAAATGCTTATTGTGTTACCCATTCCAGCATGAGCAGTGCATTGATAATATAAAGTGTTCGGAGCATTAAATGGAACTTCAAATCGTATTGTTCCACTTGTTGCACCATTATCGGTAATTCCATTATTGTATGCAGCACCACCATTACTTACACGAATTAGAAATGGATGAGATACACCAGAAGTAATTACAAACTCATATACTCCACCTCTTGCAAGATACAAAATGGGATCGTTAGTTGTCTCTGTAAATCCAAT